ATCTCCTGTTAGTTTAGATACCTGCAACGCATCTATACGTTCCATTTTGATGTAAAACATGAATGAATTGGACAAATCTATGTCTTCATTCACGCCGTTTTCTACATACCCATATTGAATTAGTTTTGGGGCCTTAAATTTGCATGTGCCCTGCAAATCGTAGAATTTTTTATGATAATACACTTCAGATAATATCTTGACGAGGACGGATTGAGAGTCATCATATTTATTGTAAACGAACGTTTTTGTAAAGGTATTTTCCGCCCTATTTTCAAAAAAATACAATTTTATGCCTAATGGTCTTGTTGAATTTTGTCTGGCCGCAAATTGATATTTCGTTTTCTGGGTAACCATATCCCCAAAGTTTCCCTCCTGTATATTGTTAATATTTGTAATATTGTTCGGCTGTAGCAGGGGTGCCAACTGGTCTGGAATCGGCATAGGTGGGATCGGCATTTGCGGGATCGGTATAGTCGGGATCGGCATAGGTCGCTGTCTTTTGAGGGGTGGATTGTATTCAACACTTTCTGGGCTATCCGGTCCGATGGTCTCTGGGGAGCTTCTGCTGCTTATAGTTTCAGGGGAGCCTCTGCTGCTAATCGTCTCCGGCGAGCCTCTACTGCTTGCTTCTGAGTCCGTAATACCATAATCAGGTTGGGATGGTAGCTCTAACATCAACCCGCGCGGTCTCTTGAGCATATTAATATAATAACATATAAAATTTTTGTAACGCATATAAAAATTTTATTTAGATATCCAATGAAACCGTATTGCTCGCGGACTTCTTTCGGCGCCCACTGCGCTTCGGCATAGTTCCTTCAGCCTGTAGTTCCTTAAGGTCGCTGATGCTTATCGTGCTGCTATCGTTGTTGGTTTGTGGCTGAGGTGCAGCTTCTTGAATGTTAATGGTCTTTGTCTTCAACCCAGATAGGATGTCGGAAATGTCACTCGGACCCTTCATTTCCGGGCGAGGCTGCGGCTTTCTGCTCGTTCTATCTTGAACATCGGGGCGCTCAAAGTTCTCTCTAAGACTAATGCCATCATCAGTGAAGGAGCTGCGGCTCATGTTCAAGTCAGGTCTGCTGTAGTTGTTGTTGCCTGGTCTACCCATGGGTGGTGGAACCGCGTTCGGTCCCTGTGTCTGCATGGGTGGCGGCGGTCCCATTCCGTTACCTCCTGCGCGGCCAGAATCATTCATCAGGCCGCCCATGAACCCAGAGAATCCAGGATTAGAGCCGGCCATTGTGTTCACTGCCGCGGATTGGAATGAACGCATCAAGTCCGGATTTTGTCGCAAAATATCATCCATGCCGGGCATGGCGCTCTTGAACATGGTATTTGTCATGTGAACCATCATAGCACTTCCGCCCAACTGAAACAGCAGCTTTAACTCGGGTGCCATAGATGCCTTGCTCTTGTATTTCTCGTGCAACTCGCCGAAGATGTCGTCATAATCGGTAATGTTTTCTTGGATTTGCTCGCTCCAGCCGTCCAACTTGATGTCAAAAGGATCAAATTTGCCGTTCAAAAACTCTATACCATTGATAACCGCCATGAGCATATTGCCCTGAAACTTGACGGAGTTCTGCTTGCTCTTTTCGTCCATGATGGTCTCGTATTCACCCATCATTTCCTGCAGGGAGGACTCCATCGAGTATTTCTTAGACAGCTCCACACCCTTCTTCTCGAGCGCCTCGAGCTTTCTGAGATACTTGAACTTCTCCTTCATCATTTCTTCTCTCGACAACTTGGGCTCAATAGGACCTTGTCTGTCGGGGTTCATCGGAATATTATTAAACTTGCCATAACCATCCCAGGTCTTGGTGTCAGATTCGGTTTGGGAGGTAGCTTGTCCAAGAGACGGGTCGCTCTCCCCCAACTTAATATTACGTGGTTCGTCAAAAGACACATTTGGATTCTTAAAGAACTCAGACTTGGGCTTGGAGCTGGCGGACGGAGTAATATCAGCCAGATCATTCAGTTCGTTTTCCAGGTTATTCAAATCATCTAAATCAATATCGCTGGTCGGCTTCCGGCTTTCCTTAATCTTGTCATTCATAAGCAATTCCAGGCCGCCCCCAAAATTGGAGGTCTTGCCGAAACCGCTATTTCCGCCGAAATTATTGTCGTCAAAGTCGAGTTCTGTAATTTCAATCATGTCAGCCATTATATCTATTCATTAACTAGAACTTTTAATTTTAAGTCTTACGAATAATAAAATATATATTGCTAATTGTATTCTAATATGCACCATTGAACATTTTGAGGGCGGCGTTAGAACTTTTTGTTGTTAATAAACCAGATCCCCTGTAAAAACGAATCAGATAAATCATCCTTCTTTTTATGTTTATTGAAGTACTCAATGTGTTCGTTGAAGCTATCGTTATCTGTTATAATTCCTAAACATTTGGAGATGCCGAGTTTTTTCCTGTCGCTGTAATTGGACTTGTCCTTTGCATCACAATCTTTCAATTTATTGCCGGCAGAAATAAACTCAATGTGGTCTACAGTTATATTGGACATGATGAAATACTGCACTATCATGCCTTGGATTGTTTTCATTCTTGTTGCAATGGGACTGATCTGATTTTCAATAATAACATAATCTATTTTTCCCTCTGCATCGAATAGTTTATTAAATTTAGTCTTTATATTTAACCCAATGTTGAAGAGGTCTACATCGGCTGCCTTTGTGGCTTCAATTGTTTGGAAATAACTCCCGCTAATATAATCATTAATCGCGGCGACCAATTCTGGCTTCTTAGCCTTTGACGAGTACTTAATATTGTGATTATCGGCAATCTCATAAAGTTTTTGAACCTTCTGTTTGTTAATAAAGGCCGGCGCTTGCTCCGCAGACGGTATCTGTAGCGGCTGTTTTTTCGCATGCTTTAAACAATAACACTCGTCGTTATTCTTAAACTTTGCGGGTTTGTCGCAGGCTATATTCTTTTCAATGAAACAGCAATTGATCGTTTCTTCTTGCTCGGATATATTGACGATATCCCACTTTGTTACCTTAAACCCGTCTGCGCCTGCCGGTTTTTCAAAAAGGCAAAAGGCCAGATTTTTGATGCCAACGTCAATTGACAAGATTTTCATACAATAATAAATTATAAAACTTATTATTATATTGTTTGCGAGGCTATTACATATTTCCCTTTTGGTAATTCGCAGGGTTCACTGAGGGCGCAATCAATCGGGCATTTAACTGCTCTCTTGTTAGGTAGGGGTTCTTTAAATCGCTGTTGCAATATCCAAATCCGGGTTTCGCGGTGTCAAATGTGTTTTTAAATTTGTACGGCACATTATCAGACGGGGTTCGGTCTGATTTTATATGAGGGTCAAGTCCCAGCACATAGCACGATTCGGCGCTATTGTAGTTCATGATTTGAAGACCATTGTTCTGCAAGTATTGGCGGTAGTTCCAGTTTGATGTGATGCCCTCTTTTTGTTGGATTCTCTGATTCACAACAGCTGCCGGGTCCCAAGTGGCGTAGTTTCTTCCATCGCTCATAATAGGAGGGAAGTTGAAATTGATATTATTAGATCCAGAATAGCATACGCCCCAACTCATTTATATAACTACAAGATAAAATCTTATTCTGCCTCAAGCAATTTAAGCAGCTCGTTCTTTTTCATTTTTGCGGCATCTGTGGCCAACCCTCGTTCGGTAACAATATTTCTTAACTTGGGCAACGGTAGCTTTTTATAATCCACTGATTCGGCACCGGTCTCTTCTAAACTGATATTAATCGTTTTGAAATCAGATGCGGATATATTTAAGCGTGTTTCAGCCTTAATCTCCTCTGCGGCGATGATGTCGCTGGATTGTATATCCAGTTTGTACTCTGAGCTCTCATCGCTGGACACTGATAGCGCCTCGTCCGTTAAATCGTCTAAATCCTCGAGTTCATTCAATCCCACATCTTCGTTATTGCCGGGCGCTGGAATATTTAATCTGAGGACCTTCACAACCTCCTCCTCTTCGTCGCTGGACTCGTCATCTGAGTCTCGGTCATCATGTGATAGTGAATCCGCATCAATGTCTGAGTCGGAGTCGTCCATAACGGACTCGTCGTCTTCTTCGCTATCATCGTCAGAAACTGGGATTAAATTATCGACTTCTTGCAAATATAGAGATTTATTCGAATTCTCTAAAGGCGGTGATTGTATACCCATTTGTTGCCTATCCATTTGTTGCCCTCCCATTTGTTGCCCTCCCATTTGACCCATTTGCCCTCCCATTTGTCCCATCGCTACTTGATTTAATCCCATTTTTACACCATTCATATCTTCTGCTAAAGTAGACACAAGGCTTAACATGGACGCGATTTTGTGGTTTTGATCTCGCATTTTACTTTCAAAGTAAACCACAACAAGAGCAACAACGAGTAATAATATACCCAAAAACATCAAGAATGTGGGGGTGAATAATTCAGATAAGGCTGTCATTTTATTACAAAAAGGTTATATAAATTAATTTGTTAATTAACGAATTGATTTATTGTTTGTTTAGGTCTACATCGAATTTACTATTTTGCGGGCTGTGCCAAAAATATAATCCATCCAATACTCGCCATAATTGCAGTATATATATTTGTGGTGGTCTAAGTGATGTTCGCCTACCATAAATGCACATCTTGCATCGTGGGCCAGGACACCTCGCGCATTTATAAATAAGATACTGGATATTAACTGATATATGTAAATTTTGTGCATGTACATCGCCAAAAATAGGCCGACACTTGTTAGCGGCACCTCAATTAGGTGTACATTATAAAAATCTATGTAGTCCGGGTTGGGTTTTCTGTGGTGAATCTTATGAATTGTGTAAAAATACCTTGTGTGTAATAGTCTGTGCATAAAGTAGTAGAAAAAATCATAGTATAACAAATATACTATGAACCACCTCATTGCGCCTAAATATGATATAGATTTTCTTCTTATAAAATTGGAAATAAAATAGAACAGAAAATTATTGTGCGCCATCGACAATGACGGTGTTGTCAATAATTTCCTTAGGATAATTCATGTCTGTCAGGATGCTAATTCCACCTTTTACTTCTGATATACCTTTTGTTAGTTTGTAGCTATATCGTATTTTATTGTCTATTTTTTCTGCCATCATTTTACAGTTTTGGATTCCGGGAACCTTGTCTAATTTCTTGCATACCTTAACAAAATGAGTGGTAAGTAAGCTGGAGACGTTCTTATATTTTTGTAAATACATCATGAATGCGGATGCACTTGTTTCAGCCTCCTCAGGATTAGTACCTGAATACAATTCGTCAAACGCGCAGAAATGGGCATCCCTCTTGTTCGCACTTATTGTATCCAATATTTCCTTGCACCGTCGCGCTTCTGCTTGAAATAGGCTGTCGCGTCCCGATGTATCGGGAATATTCAGGTAACAATGTAGGTATTTAAACGGTGCAATTTTTGCCGACTCGTAGAACCCACATCCGAATTGTTGTGTAAGAATGATGTTAATTAGCGTCGACTTTAATATTGTAGTCTTCCCCGATGCATTAGGACCGGTTATAATCATATTATTCTTTAGCTTAATTGTATTTTTCACTGGCTTCTCATTTTTCAGACAAGCATAATAGCTCTTATTAAATACCGTCTTTTTGGTGTCTGTTATAAATGACGCGTAGTTCATTTTTCTCTCTATTATATTAGTTTGTAACCCATTCAGGCAGTCAATATACCCATTGAAGCCGAGCGAGTACATGATAGCATCGTCGTAGTCCTTGTCAGTATGCAGTTCATAGAAGTATTTAAATATACGACCTATTTCCTTAAATTTGCTAAGATTATACACGCTGTATTCGGATATAGATTTTATGTTCTTGTTAATCTTCTCAAGAATGGCCATTTTGTTTACCAGGTTGTTGTTAAATGCCTCGTGTGTGGTCAACCCAGACGAATATTTTAGATAATTGCTCATGGAAGCCAGTGTGTTGTCCAGGTACAACTGAAGGTCCCTGAAGTGGTTGTGTATAATCCGCATGTTGTTATTAAACCGGACACAAACCATTACATTCTGGTATATTGAAAACACGTAAAATGCAGCCGATACAAAAATATATATCTGCTCTTGTGCGGTGATCTCTGAGAAGTTCACCGTAAATAACTTACCAATCGCGTTTGTTTCGGCGACAGTTTTTAATACGGTAATGTACTCATTTATCGTAAGAGGTAGACCTTTTATTTTTAGTACAAAGAAGGGTAGTATCAGTATTATTATAGGGACGAATAGAGAGAATACGGGGGAGAACAAATTGTAGATGCTAATAAACTGCAAAAACACCTCCGACCTATTCAAAAACTCACCTGC